TGTACACTCCAAACTTGTATTACTATCTGACAAAGCGTGCAAAACACGCGTTGTTGCGATAGCAGACTGGTGGAGTAACACGGCTCTGTCTGGAATACATAAGACTTTTTTACAAGCCTTATGCAAACTAGATGGAGATGTGACTTTTCGACAAGGGTCAATACCTAAGCTTATCAAAGGCTTAGGTAGCAACCTTTATTCCGCAGACATGACTGCGTTCACTGATACTTTCCCTAGGAAACTAGAGAAAATATTAATAAATACAGCATGGCCAGGAATAGGTGATCTTTGGGAAAAGGTTACTTGTAATCGCAGTTTCTATCACCCTAAAGGTGATGTGAAATATGCAACAGGTAATCCCATGGGTTTATTAAGCTCATGGCCTGTATCATCATTCACACATCATGCTGTTAAAGCATGGTGCGCCCATAAATTAGGGAGAATAAGGTATAAATACCTTGTTCTTGGTGATGACAGTTTAGATACTGATAAAGAAGTATATTTACTATACCTCGATACCATGTCTAAACTAGGTGTTTCCCGTAGCCCCTCAAAGTGTACTCAAAGTGACTCAGCTTGCGCTGAGTTTGCTAAGAGACTCTTTCTCAATAAGGTAGAAGTAACTGGTTTACCAGTAGATCTTCTTACTGAGTTACAGTCAAAACCGGAACAGTTCATAGAACTGGTTCGGATTGCCCGTGAGAGAGGTTATACAGATGCATTGCTTGCACCCGGAGTGGCCGTTCTAGTATCTAAGAACAAAAGTTCAAAGATATTAGCCGACATACTATCACTTCCAGAATCAACATTCGGCAATGCGCCATTACTAGCGTTAAAGCCGGGAAGTTGGGCAGAGAAATTATCCCTGCTTCCGGAAGAGACTCGGAATTCACTAGTTGCGATTGCTCGCGATAGTGAGTTCCAAGACATAGTACGCGAACTTGAAAAGGTTCGCATAGAGCCACTCCATGACGGAAAGATGAGGAAGCATATACCAGAAACCCATCCCATACTTGTGGCTATAAGTAGCAAATTAATGCTATATATTGACCATAGTCAAGATGATGAGTATAGTATATATAATTCTTGGATAAAGGGTGATTATCGAGAAATGGCACATGTGCCACATATCGATGATTATCGTATACTTAACAAAGGGCATTTTGTTACCCGATGCAAGTATAGAGTATTCCAGAAATCCATGGCGTTAGCCATGGGAGACCAGAATATCCCTTTACAAAGATTTGCGCCAGTGAGCAACTTCCAGTTATTGGAACGTGGATTCCCGTCAATAGCGGAACCCATGATTGAAAGACTGTAAGCTGAGGAAAATATCATATCTTCAATTGATAATGCCCTTAAACGCTAGCACTCC